TTTTATAAAATTTTATAAAAACTTAAAGGAGATTTCTCAATGGCCGAAACAGAAGCAAAAATTGAGGCGTTAAAAGAGCAGACTGTAGAAGAAGCTAATGCTGTTAATCCGCAGGCTGACGCTCCGAAAAAGAATGCTGTAGCGGCTGAACCTTCACACCTTTCAAATGAGGCAGAAGATTTAGGTGCAGCTGTAGTTAAACCTACGGACAGCAATCCTGACGCCACAAAGAAAGTAAAAGAAGTTTCTGGCGACCCTCAACAGAAAGCTGAAGTTGCTCCCGAAGCATCTCATCTGAAGAAAGAGGAAGCTGAAGCTGAAGAAGGTTCTGAAGAAGAAATCAAGGAAACTGCTGAAGAAGAAACAACAGAAGTTGCTGAAGAAGTTATCGAAGAAGAAGATAACATTGATGTAACTGCTGATGTAGATGCTTTAGTGGCAAACGAAGATTTATCTGAAGAATTTAAATCGAAAGCTGCAACAATTTTTGAAGCTGCTCTGAAATCAAAAGTTTCAGAAATGAAGAAAAAAATGTATGCGTCTTACGATAAAAAAATGAAAGAAGATTTAGAGAATGAAAAAGCGGCTCTCGTTGAAAAAGTCGATTCTTATCTCAACTATGTTGTAGAAGAATGGATGAAAGAAAACGAAATCGCTTTGGAAAGAGGAATCAAAGGCGAAATCGCTGAAGATTTTATCTCTGGTCTTAAAAAACTATTCGAAGACCATTATATTGATGTCCCAGACGAAAAATATGATGTCTTAGAAGACCAAGCTTCGAAGATTGATGATTTAGAGAAAAAACTAAATGAGTCAATCGAAAAGAATGTTGAACTAACTAAGGTAAATGGCGAAATGAAGAAAGCTGAAATCGTAAAAGAAGCAGCTTCTGATTTAAGCGATGTTGCTAAGGAGAAATTCAACAAACTTGCAGAAGAAGTTGATTATACAAGCGAAACAGATTTCCGAGCAAAAGTAGATACTATTAAAGAATCATACTTTGGTGCGAAGAAAGATGTGTCATCTGACATTGATGATGTAGCGGTAGGCGAAACCACAAATGTGGACTTGTCGGAAAGCATGGCTGCTTATACCGCCGCTATTACTAAAACTAAAGACATTAAGTTGTCGAAATAATAGAGGAGAGAGAAAAGATATGTACTTATCTGAAACTTTTGAAAAAAAATGGCAGCCAGTCTTAGAGCACGCAGATTTACCAAAAATCAACGACTCATATAGACGAGCTGTAACTGCTACAATCTTGGAAAACCAAGAGCGTGCAATGAAAGAAGATGCTGCTTTCTTAAGCGAAGCTGCACCTACAAACTCAACTGGTGCTTCTATTTCTAATTGGGATCCAATTTTAATCTCATTAGTAAGAAGAGCAATGCCAAATCTTATCGCATACGATATTGCTGGTGTTCAGCCTATGTCTGGACCAACTGGTCTTATCTTTGCAATGAGAAGTAGATACCAGTCACAAACTGGTACTGAAGCTTTATTTGACGAAGCTGATTCAGATTTCTCAGGCAGAAATGCTGCTGGGTCATCTGTTGATGGTTTCTCATCTACAGGTACAGCAATGACTACAGCTGCTGCTGAAGCCCTAGGCGATGCCTCTGGTAATCAGTTTGCTGAAATGGCATTCTCAATTGAGAAATCAACTGTGACTGCTAAGTCAAGAGCTCTTAAAGCAGAATACACTATGGAATTAGCACAAGACTTAAAAGCTATCCACGGTTTAGATGCTGAAACAGAACTTGCTAACATCCTATCTGCTGAAATCTTAGCGGAAATCAATAGAGAAGTTGTTAGAACAATCTATATTAACGCAGAAAAAGGTGCCCCTACAGGTACAGTAACTACTGCTGGTATCTTTGATTTAGATACTGACTCAAACGGTAGATGGTCTGTTGAGAGATTCAAAGGTCTTATGTTCCAATTGGAAAGAGATGCAAACAGAATCGCTCAAAGAACTAGAAGAGGTAAAGGTAACATTATCATTACTTCAGCTGATGTAGCGAGTGCTTTACAAATGGCAGGTGTATTAGACTATACTCCAGCTCTTAGCAACAATCTAAATGTTGATGACACAGGTAATACTTTTGCTGGTGTTCTTAACGGTAGATTTAAAGTGTACATTGACCCATATAGTGCAAACTCAGCGTCTGCTCACTACTATGTAGTAGGCTACAAAGGTACTTCACCTTATGATGCAGGTATGTTCTATTGTCCATATGTACCACTACAAATGGTAAGAGCAGTTGGTCAGGACACTTTCCAACCGAAGATTGGTTTCAAAACTAGATACGGCTTACAAGCAAACCCATTTGCTGAAGCTGGAACTGGTGATGCAGCTGTTATCAACGGTGCTGGTTCTGCTAACTCAAACAGATACTATCAGCGTGTACAAGTGGCAAATTTAATGTAAGCTACTTGATACATTGTATCAAACTTAAAAAGGCGGGTAGAAATATCCGCCTTTTTTTATATCATATAATTACATAAAGTTGGCATAATATAAATAGTTTTATGAAACATAAACATCATATAATTCCAAGACACATGGGTGGAACAGATGACCCAAATAATATAGTAGAATTAACTATAGAAGAACACGCACAAGCGCATAGAGAGTTATATGAAAAACATGGCCATTGGCAAGATAAAGTCGCATATGAAGGCCTATCTGGTCAAATACCTAGTAAACAAGTTATTGCAGAAGTATATAAACAAAACGGTTTAGCTAATGTACATAATTTACACACTAAAAAAATAAAAGCAAAAGCTAGACAAAGAACAAAAGAAGTGAATACAGGCCGAGTTTTTACACCTGAACACAGACGAAAAATTAGTGAAGCTGGAATTAATAGACCTGTATCAGAAAGTCAAAAGAAAAAAGTTGCTGAAGCCTTATCTAAAGAATTTACTATAATTACACCTGAAAACAAGAAATTACACATAAAAAATTTAAGAGAATTTGCATTAAAACATGGCCTTGACCAAGGCAATTTAACTAAAGTGGCACAAGGTAAACTCAAACAACATAAAGGATATATCGTATCCTATAAAGGATAAATAGTAGTATGAAAAAGATGTTAATACAATACCTATGGTTAATTGCAATTGCCATTGTGTTAGCTGGTGCGGCCGTCTTAATAACAGGTTGCACATTATCAGAACAAGACCAGATTACAAGAGATTTTGAGAAAATAGACAAACAGTTGGAGAAAGAAAAAAATGACAGTAACAAATAGTTATAGTAGGCAACCTACAAAGTTGGATTATGCTTCACCAACACAATTTAAATTTTCTATTATAAAATTACCTAAAGTAGAATATTTCTGTACAGCTGTTAATATACCTGGTTGTTCATTAACATCTTTAGTACAACCTACACCATTCAAAGATAGACCATTACCAGGAAATGATTTAAGTTATGAAGATTTAGTAATGACATTTATGATAGATGAAAATTTAGAAAACTATCAGGAAATACATAATTGGTTAAGAGGCTTGGGTGCGCCTGATGGATACGCTGAATTTTTGGCTTTGCAACAAGCAGGTAATGATAGATTTCCAGGTTCAGTTAATGCAGTATCTAGCGAACCAGGAAAAGTTAAATACGGCGCTCCTACTGAGGGTGCAATTTATTCAGATGCGACATTAACAGTATTATCAAGTAAAAATAATCCAGTTGCAGAATTAAGATTTTTAGGTGTTTATCCTGTAGGACTTTCTGGATTAAACTACGCACAACAAGAAAACGACATTCAATATTTAACAGCTAGTGTAACATTTAAGTATGATAGATACGACTTTGCGACAGCTGTTGGTGCAGGCACAACTACAATAACGCACACTTAAGCCTTTACTTTTTAAAGGTTTTGGTGTATAATGAAGTGAAATATAGGAGTAATTATGGATTTAGAAAAACTACAAGAAATGGCCGATAAAGACTTGGCCATTAATGAAACAGAACTAGACTTAGAATCCCTTAAAACTCCCCAAATACACAACAAGTATATGAAACATTATACGAAGTTTAAACTTATGCTGACTAAGGCCGAAACTGACCTTGCTCAAATGAAGCGTGATAAATGGGAGTATTATACAGGTAAGGCAGATGCCTCAGTCTATGCAGAAAAACCTTTTGATTTAAAAATACTTAGAACAGATGTTGATAAGTACATTGACGCTGATGAAGAATTAATTAGATTAAAACAAAAAGTACAATATCTCAATGCAGTTATTGATTACTTAGACAGAACACTTAGACAAATCTCAAACAGAACATTTACGATTAAAAACGCTATTGATTGGCGTAAATTTACAAGTGGTGCAATTTAATAATGACATTAACCAGGTATATTGTATTAGAAAAGAAAAACGAAGTCTATTTAACAATAGAAGCTGAAGATAATATTCGTAGAGAATTATCAGAATATTTTACATTTGAAGTGCCTGGTTTTAAATTCATGCCACAATATAGAAATAGAGTATGGGATGGAAAGATTAGATTATATTCATATCAGACAGGCCAAATCTATGCCGGTTTATATCCATATATTTTAAAGTTTTGTAAAGATAGAGAGATACAAGTTGTCAATGGTACTAAAATATCAGATGTTACTGTTGATGAAAAGGCCGTTGATGGTTTTATAAAGGCCTTAAAAATACCATTTGAAGTTAGGGATTACCAAAAGGAGGCATTTGTTTATGCAATTAANAAATCTCGTTGTTTATTATTGTCACCCACCGCTAGTGGAAAATCTCTTATTGTTTACCTTATTACTAGGTTTAACTTACTCAGGTTAAAGGAAAAGAAGGCAAACAAAGTTTTAATTATTGTACCAACAACATCATTGGTAGAACAATTAAGTAAAGATTTTAACGATTACGGTTGGAATAGTGAAAGAAATGTACATAAGATATATCAAGGCCATGATAAAGATACAAACAAAAGAGTAACCATATCTACATGGCAATCAATCTATAATCAACCAAAAAAATGGTTTAGTCAATTTGGTACTATTGTTGGTGATGAGGCACATTTATTTAAGGCCGTTTCATTAACTAAAATTATGACAAAACTTGAAACTTGTAAGTATAGATATGGTCTAACAGGTACACTTGACGGAACTAAAACACATAAGTTAGTATTAGAAGGACTATTTGGTACTGTAAACAAAGTCATATCAACCGCCGAGTTACAGAATAAAAAACAACTAGCTGACTTGAAAATATATGCTTTGATATTAGGTTATGATAATGGTAGTAGGCAACATTGTAATGGCCTAAACTATCAGGAAGAAATGGACTTTTTAGTTGCACATGAAAAAAGAAATAAATTCATTGTTAACTTATGTTCAAAATTACAAGGAAATTCACTATGTCTATTTCAATATGTCGAA